AATATATTGTTGACCTTAAAGGTTTTGCAGCAAACCAAGACGGCTTTGGCGTAGATCAGGGCATTGGAGTAATGCGAATGGGGGAGGATGAGTAATGGCAAAAGTTGAATTAAATATAGTTGCCCTTGGTGACTTCTCCTCCGTTAATGCACAAATAAAATCTTTACAAGAACAAGTTGTTTTACTTCAAAAAAATATGGCGGGAGTTGGGGTAAGCTCTAACTTTGCTAAAGAACTATCTAATATAAATGCATCGTTTAAACAAACAATGCTATCTACAGGTCAATTTACTGAATCTACAGTAATGATGACATCAGAAACAGATAAGTTTGGTCAGGCTTTAGTAACTGGTAAATTAAAACTTACTGAATATTACAATATAATCAAACAAAAGAATTCTGAAGCAGTAACACAAATGAAGGCTCTTGCAGTTGAGCAAACAAAACTTCAAAATTCCGTAGTAATGAATGATCCTTCTAAACAAGGAATTCTTTCTGTATATACCCCAACTCAAATTGATAAGGTTGCTAATGCTACAAAGATTGCAGCAAATGAAGCAAACCTTTACGCATTAGCTGTTAAAAAAGGATCTCAAGAATTAATTAACTGGGGTAAGAATACTCAGTGGGCAGGTCGTCAGTTAACAGTTGGTATGTCTGTACCACTTATGATATTTGGTCAAGAAGCTGTTAAATCATTTAAAGATGTAAATACAGAATTAACAAGACTACAAAGACTTTATGGTGAAGGTCTGACTCCACCATCACAAACAGAATTAAATCAAATTTCCAGCCAAGTTTTAAATCTTGGAAAACAAATTGCTGGGACAATGGGTATTGCTCAAACAGAAACTGTTAAAGCAGCAGCAAACTTTGCAGCTATGGGCCGTCAAGGACAAGATCTTTTAACAACAACTGCAGAAACAATGCGTCTTTCAAAGCTAGGTGCTGTAAGCACAGCAGATGCAACTAATACTGTTGTTGCGCTTCAAAATGTTTACAAGGTAAGCACATACAATTTAGCGGATGCAGTTAACTTCTTGTCAGATATTCAAAAGCAAACAACAATGACACTTGGTGATATGACCCAAGCAATTCCTCGTGTTGGTCCAATTATGCAGCAACTTGGTGGTACTTATAAAGATACTGCTGTTATGCTTGTTGCAATGCGTGAAGCTGGTATTCCAGCAGCACAAGCTGCTAACGCAGTTAAGTCTGCAGTTGCATCTATGATTGCACCTACTTCTGCAGCATCAAAAGAGTTTATGCAATATGGGATTAATTTAACTGCAATTAAAGATAGTACTCAAGGTAATCCTGTTAAAATGATCGAAGCTTTGCAGGCGGGAATGGCAAAGTTATCGCCACTAGTAAAAGAACAATTAATTGAAAAACTATTTGGTAAATTTCAATTTGCTCGTGTATCTGCACTCCTTGATAATTTTGGAAAAATTGGATCACAAACACAAAATGCTCTTAAAATTGCAGGAGCTACTTCTGGAGAATTAGCAACACTTGCAAATCAAGAAATGAAACAAGCAACAGAATCTCCAACTGCTAGATATCAGAGAGCATTAGAATCATTTAAAGCAACATTATATCCAGTAGGTCAAGAACTTATTAAGATAGCCACAAAACTTATGGATTTTGGAAATGCAATAGGTAAAGTATTTAGTGGATTACCAGGTCCATTAAAATCTGTTATGGGCGCAATTGCAATTGGTATTGCACTATCTGGCCCAATTATCATGTTAACTGGTTTATTTGCTAACTTTGCTGGGTATGTATTAAAGGGATTCTTTAATTTAAAGCAATTAGCAACAGGTGGAAAAACATTAGGTCAACTTTTAACTCCAGAATTAATTGCTGCACAAAATGCAAATCAATTGTTTGCAACAGGAATTGCAGGAGATGTTGATGCAGTAAATCTTCTTTCAAAAGCTATTCAAGATTTAACATTAAATATACAAACAATGGTTGATACTTTAAGTAAAGGTACAGGATTTGGTGCTGTATTAACTGATGTAGCAAATAGTGCAAGAGTTTATGAACAGATGAAATTGCCAGGATTTGCAACTGGAGGAATTGTTCCAGGATCTGGTAGTGGAAAAGTTGATACATATCCCGCTATGCTTGCTCCTGGAGAACTTGTAGTAGATGCAGATACAACTAAAAAATATTGGCCATTATTTAATGCAGCAATAAATGGAAAGATTCCAAAATATGCTGAAGGTAATGTAGATCAATTTAAATATGTTTATTATAGTCCTACTACAGGTGACAAACAATATTCAGCACCTAAAGCAATACAAGGTGGAGCATCTGCATTAATTGGTGAAGATTTTCCAAAAATTGTTAGAATTACTCAAAATGTAATTGAAGAATTTGGTTTATTAGATTCAGCATTAATTAAAAACAAAAATGCACAACAGGTTTATAATCAGTACACTCAGATGGATTTGGGTCACTTATCACATCCAGAAAAACTTCCAGGTCAAGGAAAACCTTGGATGCCATCAGAGTTAGCAGGAGTAACACACCCAGAAAACCAGACACTAGAACAAATTGCTGGACCAGCATTAAAGCCTTATGTAGACAAAACAGTTTCTGATTTACTTAATGGAACAATAAAAACGGGGTTGAGTAAAGAAAAAATTGAAGAAGCTGCAAGATCTATACGATTAGGTGAACAACCTATAGATGATGCTGCATTAGAAGTTTATACAAGAATTTTGCAAGCAATTCGTACAGATGTAAAATCTGGAAAAGTTAAAATAGGTACTTCTCCAGGAACTATCTCAAATGCACTTGTTGCAGAAGCAACAATGACCGCCAGAGTATTTCCTGAAGAAACAGCAGCAAGAGGTTATGAAACTATAGCCAAGCCTAAACTATTGTCTTCAATTACTCCAAAATTCTTAAGTGATTTTAGAAAACAAAAGAAAGCTTATCTTGATGAATTAAAACAGGCAGCAGCAGAAGCTAGAGTTGAAGGCGAAAATCTTGCTACTGGTTATTTTGCAGGTATAGAAAGCAGAATGACAGAAGCACAAGCAGTAGCAAGCGGATTTACAAATGCTACTATTAATGCTGTTAAAAGAACTCAAAAGAGTGCATCTCCTTCTAAGGTAGCAGAACAATTAGGTTTAGATTTTGGTGAAGGTTATGCTCAAGGAGTTAAGCAAGCAGATGTTTTGGCATCTGAAGCTGGTGGACAGCTTGTTAATTCTGCAACTTTAGGAGTAGAAGAACAAAACTTGTCTTCTGGTAATTTGTTGTCAAAAATTACAAGCAAAATTCCATTTATGGGTGGGTCTTCTGGCTCTATGAGTTCTTTGGCAAAATTTGGATTGTCTAGTGGAATTATGATGGGTGGACAGATGCTATCTAGCATGTTGCCTAAAGGTGGGGTAGCTGCAGATCTTGCTTCTGGTGCTTCATCTGGAGCAAGCCTAGGAATGTTTATGGGCCCAGAAGGTGCAGCAATAGGTGCTGCAGTAGGAGCAGCAATATCTGGAATTAAAGAATTAATGAAGGCTGAATCGGATCATGCAAAACAAGCTGCAGCAACATTTCAGTCAAGTGCTGATGCTGCTCAGTTATTTGGCGGGACGGTATCAAGTCAAGCAAAACCATTAGTAATATTAGGTTCAACAGCTAATTCAATAAATCCACCTTTAAGTCAATTAACTACTAATATGAACAATATTAAAGATGCAATTAAAAATCTTCCAAAAGATAATGCATTAGTATTAGTTGTAAATGCAATGACTGCTGCAAATGCCACAAATGCTGCATCAATCGCTAAATCTTTTGTTACTACTCAAATGGCAATAAATGGTATAGATCCAGAAAAAGCAAAACAACTATATGATGCTTTAAATGGAGTGGCTGGAAAACCACAAGCAATTGGAGCAAAATCTGGATTACCTACATCAACTGAAAGTGCAGTTGTGGCATACATGCCAACAGAGGCACGTGCTGGAAATGCTGGAACTAATGCATTTGCAAATGATTTAGGATACGCAGCAGCATATGGAAAAACTAATGCAGCTTGGCAACAAGCAACAACTCAAGTAAAAACTTTATTTGAAACCATCATGACATTAGACACACATTCAAAGCAATATGCTGATACAATTAAAGGCTTAAATGATAAAAGCATAAATAACCAAAGCGCACTTAGTATTTTATCTGATGCATATTCTACTTCAGATAAAGCGTTATCTGATCAGATAACTAAACTAGCAATGCATGGAGCAACATTTGCTCAAGTTGCACAATTATTTAAAGATGCAGGTCAACAAGGTTCGAAGATACCAACTCAAATTATTGATGAAATGAAAAAAAGTGCTGCAAATATACCAGCCTCAGATTGGGCTGCTTTAGTTAAAGAAATAGCAAGTTATGTTGCACCAAGTACTAGCGGAGGTACCCCACCAGCATCAGGATCAAATTTAGACACAGGAAGCAGTACAGTATTTAGTGGAACAACACAACAAAAACAATACAAAAAGCTTCTTGAAGCAAGAGTTAAAGATGAAAATGTTATTACTAAAGGATTAAATGATCAGCTTAAGGCATATAAACTTCAAGTTGAAGAAGCAAAAAGATTAAGAGATTATGATCTTCAAAGAGCAGATATATTATCTCAAAGACAAGATGCTTTAATTACTGGTAATTTTATGCAAGCAGCAATATTGGGTCAACAATCTGCTGGATTAGCTATAGATTTTAATGCAACATCTAAAGAAAATTTATTGCAGGGAACTATTGATAGTATTCAAACAAGAGCAGATCAATTTTCTACTGCTCTTGCAGACTTAAATGATGTTATTGCAAATGGTTCATCTAAAATTGATGATACAATTAAAAAAGTGGCAGGACTTAGTAGGGTTGCTGCAAACTCAGAAGGAACTGGTACAATTACTGTACAAAATAATATTACAATAAGTAGTCTTGAAAGTCCACAACAAATTGCTTCAGCAGTTGCTAAACAAGCACAAGCAGGAACTTTGGCGGGAGTTGCAGCAGCTAAAGCAAAAAAGACTAATCAAGTTATAGTAGGAGGAAAGTAATGTCATATCCAATTCAGCAGGGTATACAAGTATCAATAGACTATGATCCAATTCACGGAACTGGTACTTGGTACAAACTTTCTGATCATAACCGCCAACCTATTGGAATTACATATAATCTTATTGAATCTACAGATAGAATGGCTGATGGTACATTACGTAAATATATAGTTGCACGTAAATTTGTTATAACTGCAGACTGGAAAGATTTTCCTACCCTAGACGCTGAAGTTGTAGATGCTAATTCAAACGGAAAAGCAGCAGCATGGATTAAAGCTTTTTATGAAGGAAATGCTTTTCAGCCAGTTTATGTAAAGATAATTTCTGCACAAGAAGGTGCAGTTAAAAATGGTTTACCAGACAATTCTTATTTAGATTCTAGAAGTAGTACTGGTCAAATATATAATGCTTATATGACTACTTTTACATATGATATTACAAAGAGAATGAGACCTTCTGCAAGAAATCAGGGATTTGATTATGTAGATCTAAAAATAGAATTTACGGAGATCTAATGCTAAACGTAGGCACATTAACTCAAGATCAAAGTAATGCTATTTTTCTTAACTCAAATGCTGTTGAATTACAACCTGTTGTTTCCGCCGAATGGAATCAAAATTTATTTAATCAGCCATATTTGACCACATCTGGGATAGGAATAAAAGAAACTATATCTTTATCAGATGGAACCGTAACCCAAGCCACAGGCGCATTAGCCAGAGATAACTTTACAACCAATGTATTTTCATTATCAAACGGTAGTGGAAGCATATCTTATTCTTGTGAAACAGAAAACCATAACCCAGCATATAAGATAGTAACTTATGTAAAGACAGATAGCATAATACCAGTTATCATTAATTCTTATGCAAAGGGTGCTGGAACATTAAATAATAATATATCTGGATCTTCATCATTTGAGGCAAATTCTTTTGACTGGGTAAAAGTAACAACATATGTTGGATCTTCTGCTGTATCTAATGGTATTACTGATTTAACGTATACACTTTCAATTAATGCAAATAGTTCTGATCCCCGTGCCACCGATCCAGATAATCAAATTCAAGTATATTATACTGTTCCAGAAATATACGAAACAACCTATTTTGACTATCAATATAATTCATTATGGCCTACAGAATCGCCATTTACTTATTTTAGACCAGGCGAATCTTATGTGCCTTCTGGAAATATAAAATATGTGTACCCTGATAATTATAGAAAAGTTAATTCTGTAATTGTAAATGGTCAATCAGATAATACTTTTGCTCCAATTACACCAGTTATACAAAATCCAAGTTTTTCTTTAATATCAGTTCCAGAGCCATTTTTTAAAAATGTATTGCCAACTGATATATCTCCATATAAGTATTTTGTTTCAGATATAGGTTCTGGGTATATTTCAAATATAACTGCATTGTATGAGCAAAATATAAGTTCAAATAAAATTGTAATTAAGTTTAACACTATAATGGCTGTACCAACAATTAATTTATTTATTGATGGTTCTGAAATTACTGTAGATGGAAGTAACAATATAATTCCAGATTCTAAAGGTCTTATAGTCCTGTATTGGAACGGCTCTGCTTGGACAAAAACAAAATGGACAAATGCTCCAAAATTTGACAATGATGGAACCTTATCTATTTATACAAGTTTTAAAAAGATCACTGTAAGACAAATAGATACTACTATTAATTCTTCGTATTCTGATCTGCCAGGAAGATCCTCAGACGTTGCGGGTGGCATAACAAGAATGCAGGTAGTTGAAATTTCACCAAGACTTGAAGTTGATTTAACAAATTTTGTTAAAGAAATTCAAATAAATAAATCACTTGATAGCAAAAATAACTTTGTCCCAATATCTTCTATTAATACTGATGATGCTGCTATAACTTTGTCTGCAATACCAGTCATTAAAAACAATACCCTGCTACCCTTGTTCTCTAGCCAAAGTAATAAATCTTCAAATGTTTTAACAAACATGTTAAGAAAAAACATCAAGTTTTATTTAAGTTTTTGGATAAAGTCTAATTATACAAATGGATCATACACAACTGTAGACAAGTATGTTCCAGGGGGTGTTTTCTATTCAGATACCTGGGACGAAACAGATATTAAAGATGTAAAAATTCAATGCTACGACATCACTAGATACTTACAGACTACTCCCGTTCCAGACTACGTTGCTAATTTAAAACCAGTATTTGATGTAGTAACAAATATATTAGATTTGGCGGGATTCACAGACTATGACTATGATAGCTTATATAGAATATGTAATTCAGCTACCATGCCATTAGATTTAGCATATTACTATTGCAATTCTAAAGATACAACAATCATGGATGCACTAGCACAAATATTTTTGGCATATCAAATTGGTGCGTATATTGATGAATATGGAGTTATGAAGTTCCTTAGTTTAGAAGACATTTTAGCCAATAAGATTCCAAAAATTACATTTACAGATAGTCAAGTAATTGAAGGTGGATATGCAATATCTAATAAAGCTAAGCCAGGAAAAATTTCATTAAGATATGAATCTCCAAAAATTAAACAAGGAAAAGCTGTACAAAATATTTCAGATCCACTTATAGCTAAATCACCATCTTTTGTTTACACCACCGCAAACGATCCTGTTTGGATACAAACAAATATGGACGGAGTTGGTTTTAATTATCTATCAAAAACAGATTATGCTGGTAATACATTTACCATGGGTGAAAAAGATTCTAAGTTTTTATTAAACAGAAGTGATTTGTTAGATGTATTTCATACGTTTAATTTAAATAACAACGGATATGCTTTTATAGAAGATGAAATTGTATCTTTTGTTTACAAAGAATATAAGATTTCAAATCTTTCTGGAACAAGTTCAACTGTTGTGTCTGTAAAAAATGACATAGAACTTGGAGCTGAGATAAATAGATTTATTAAAAAATATGCAGTAGGACTAGTTACTACAGATGGTGAATCAAAGGGCGACTTTGATGTAAAGGTAGAATTGACGGGATATATAACAAATGTTCAAAGAGGATTATTTGGCACTATAGCAAAGCCACACACCATAATAAGTAGTTTATCTGATAAAGGCTTAGTAGAAAAAATTTGCAATACCTCATATCAAATATCAGATCCAATAACATCAGATACTTCTATATATAACACTAGTTCAGATTTTCCAAATCTTCCAAGTGTAACTAAAATACAAGTTGGAATACCAGCTAATGAAAAAGTTTTAATATATAACCCAAGTCAAGGTGACATTGGATATGGAACATACTCTGTTAAATTTGATTTAAGCGATGCATCAACATCATCTTCAGGGTTATTTTTTAATCTTAATAGTTCTGCAAATGCTAATGGTGCATATTTTCTTGAACTTGTAAAATTTGATAATTCTAAAACGTCAACCCCTTCTTATAAATACTTAATTGTTTTATATCAGGTAAATTCCTCTGGACAAGAAGTAATCCTTGGATGGTCTGAAGTAACTGGACTTATTAATAGCATAGCAACTAATTTTCAAAAAGTACTAGTAAATATAAGTGGTACAAAAAAATATACAACTGCTTCTGATCAAGCATTTAATCTTAAATTAGTTCATTATCCAAATCCAAATCCATTGTACCCAGATGATGTAACGGGAGAAGATACTGGGGAACTTGTTTCTATATTTTTAAACAATGTAGAAATAACTAATTGGAATGTAACAACAGATGCTGAACCTACACAAAATTCAAGTGGTTGGATTGCAAAAGAACTTAATCAAATAACTAAAAAAAGAAAGAAGCTGGTTTTACCAACAACAGTAACACAAGATTCTGTTTTTGGACATTTTACTTCAACAAAACCAATAAAAATAAAACAATCTGTTTCAGAATACAATGGTTCTTCTTTACAGACAACATATGTTGATAAGTATTCGTATAAAACAGTATCCTCTCCAAGTATTGGTGGCAGCTTAAGAGAAATATATGCTACTCAAAAACCTTTAATAGAAAAAAGTACAAGTTATTGGTTTCAAGATAGAGAATTTTTAAATTCAATTGTGCAAAATCAAAATATATTTAATAATTCATTAAGTTATATTATGCAAACAACTCCAGAAGTGTATGGAATAAATGTATATGACGTTCAATATACTGGTTCAGCAGCGACAGTAGTTGATCATTACTGGCAAGGATACTTGATGTATTATTTCCCAAATGATCAAGTTTCTGATCAACAGTTCTATCAAAAACAAATTGTAAGAAATGATGCACTTTCATTTTCTACGCCATTGAACACTGGTTTTAGAGCAAAAATGGCAATTACAAATAATGCTAATCAAATGGTTTTCTTAATGAAAACTGCTGACTCACAAACTCAAGTAACATCTATATTTGATTTAATAACTCATGAAGCAATTGTTCCTTCAGATCCAGAAATTATTGAAAAAATTACAGATCCAGCAAACATATCTGAAGTAGCCCAACTAGATTCACCATGGATTCAATCTAAAGAAGCTGCTAATAAGATGTTAAATGTAATGACACAAGGTTTTGAAGGTTTTTCAAAAGACATTACTTTAACTATCTTCGGTAATCCTTTGATACAGGTTGGCGATGTTGTTCAGCTTGTTTATAATTTGGCGGGAATTAATCAAAAAAGCTATATAGTCCATTCAGTATCCCAGTCATTTAATCAAGGATTAAAGACAGTTCTAGTGCTAAATATGCTTGATAAAGGATCTTCAATTGCTTAAAATACCTCAAAAATGGTATAATCTATATATAAATAAAAGGATGTAAAATAATGGCATATATTAAAATATCAGACCCAAATATTATAGACTTGGCAGCATGGCATCAGGTTATTAATGTTGTAAATCAACATAGTGACAGCCTAGATGCTATTACCAATAATGCTTCAAGCACATCAATAGTTAACCCTAATTTTGACAGTTCAAGCTACACCCATCAATTTCAATTAGGTGGTCAACAAATACTTTATGGTAGAGCTTCTTTGTCAGGTACAGATTCTGCAAACAATGGTTCACTTTGGTACGGATCTATTGTTTTCTCAGATTCAACAGGAATTAATGCATTTACTGGAACACCAGTAGTTACAATAACTCCACTTTCAGGTAATACAACAAATCCTGTTGTAGCAGTAAATGCAGACGTTATAATGTCTATTTACAATGTTACAAATACTGGTTTTAGTTATAGAGCAATGAGACCATTAGCAGACGGAACATCAGCGCATCCAGCAGCACCAACAGGAAGTATCTATGTAAACTGGATGGCAATAGGTCCCGTATAAAATTAGGAAGGGGTAATAGTGACAACTGTTAAATATCTTGGCCCAAATACTGTGGCTAAACGCCAGACCCTTTTTATACCACTTGATGATCCTAAAATTTCTCCTTTAAATATAGGTCAAACTAATGCCAGTGTTGGCGCAGAAATTAAAGTAGTTGGCGGGACAAGTGTGTTCTTAGCTTCAAACACTTTATCTTCACCAGATAATGGTTTTTTTATTGCTACTCCAATTCAGTTGGGAGGTAATAAAAATAATTCTACTTTACAAGCAATAACAAACCTACAGTATGACTGGACAACTCAAGATTTAATATTAACTTTTAATTTTGATACAACAAATACAAATAATGCACTACTTAATGATTTTTTAATAACTTTTTATCAAGGCACAACAGCATATCCAGTACAATCTTTTATAATTAATAAAACATCTACCAGCCAAACATATAAATTAACTGCTGGGGCAAACGGAAATATGTTTGGAATTCCTGCAACATCTTTTACAAAAATTCATGTAGCAGCACAAGATAGTAATGGAAATACTGGACCTTATGCTGAATTATTAAATGTTGCACACCATTCAACTCTTCCAGTAGCAACATATTCTGTTACAGCAATGCAAAATGGATATTATGTTGCATTTACAAATGTTCCAACTAGTGATCCATCATATAACTATATAGAAGTTGTTGAATACGTAAGTGATTCAGCAACAGAGCCAACAGGTGTTGATTATCAAGAAGTTTATTTGTCATCTCAAAATCCAGCTTTTATAATAACCTCTACAACTCAAAAAAGATGGGTAAAGGCAAGATATACAGACAAGCTAGGAGATACAGATAATGCTTTTGGTATTGCTTATTCAGTAACTCCAATTAATCCAGTACAAGTAGATACAATTCCTCCAGATGAAGTTCAATCAGTATCAGCTGCCTGGAGCGGAGATAATATAGTAATTACTTATAAGTTGCCAGTTGCAAATTCTGATTCTTCAAATGTGCCTATAAGACTTATAGCCCTTTTAACTGAAGCACAAACAAATGGAAGAACTGCATCTATAACTTTTTATCCAAATGATAGAACCAATTCAAGTACAAATCAAACATTTACTATTGCTGCTTCAGATATAGCAGCACAAACAGGAAATTATTTTTCTTCATATAACGGTGTTCTTAAAGGCGCAGATGCAGTAGACAATAGAACAAGTGGAAAAAGTTTTTCAACAGGTACAAGAGTAAATCCACTTTTAGGCATTACTCCATCACTTTCTAATTTTAATATTATTGGAATACCAAATGGTTTTGTTTTAATTCCATATAATTCTCCTTCAGGAGCAACTTATACAAATATTTATGCAAGATCAACAGACTGGGGATCAGATACACCCACAAGTGTTGATTTAGTTGGTGTAACAACAACAGGAATTCCTTTTACATATTACACAACATCATTTGATCTTATTTACTTAAAAATGAATTACACTAATAATTTTGGTGATTTTTCTAATTTTTCTACTGGAACATCAACACAACCACTTGATCCAGCAAGCTTTACAACTGCACCTCCAGCTAAACCATCAATAGCACTTGAAACAAATGGTGCAACTTATAATTCGTTAAATATAAAAATTTCTACTTCAGACACTACAGTAACAAAAGGTTACTATGTAATGTTTGGAATTTCGGGATCAATGATGAATGCCATGACTATGAATATGGTTCCTATTGTCGGTGCAGATACAGATTATTTAATTACCAATCTTTTGCCAAATACATCTTACGATATATATGCTGTAGGATATAATGACTCTAATGTTCTAGGAACATATTCAGATATGTTGACTTTAACAACTTTAACGGTAAGTCCTTCTGCGCCAACAAATGTAACATTAACTCCATCACCATACAGTGCATTAGCAACTTGGACTGCACCAAATTCTTCTCCTTCACAAATAGCGCAATATGGAATTGCATTGTATAATTCTACAAATTCTCCAACAATAACTTTACTATCAGAAGAGTATACATTTGGAACTACTTATTCAATTGCTGGATTACTTTCAAATAATTCATATTATATAAAAGTTTATTCAAAAGATATATATGGCAATGAAAGTGACCAAGTACAAAGCAGTACTATTACATTAAATTCTGTAGGTCAAACAAGTAACGGATCTGCACCAAACTCTTCACCTACACCAACAGTAATACCATTGTTTGCTGCTTTAGAAGTAAAATGGACTGCTATTTCAAATGTTGATGCAACAACATATGAAGTGCACATATCTAAAACAAATAATTTTACACCTTCATCACTAACTAAATCAATAGAAACTTTTGGAACTTTTGCAGTAATTAAAACATTACCAGACGGCTCAGCATTAGATTTTGTAAGTACATATTATGTAAAAATTGTAGCAAAAGATTTTGATGGATCAGCACCTGCAAGCACTCAAGCATCTGGAACACCATCTCAAATTAACAATGGAGATCTTGCAGCTAACTCTGTTGTAGCAAATAATATAATTGCAGGATCAATAAATGCAGATAAAGTAGATGCAACAAATCTTCTTGTCAACAAAATATTTTCTGTGGGTTCAGGCGGATCTTATCAGATAAAAATAGATGCGAGCGGTAATGGAACAACAACTCCTTACAAACTAGTCAGTGGTTATGGTTCATATTCAGACACTGGAACTGCATTTTACTTAGATTCTAATGGTAAGTTTTCTCTTAAAGATAGATTATATTTTGATGGTAATTCAACATTAACAGTTAATGGAGTTATCAATGCCCAATCTGGTAACTTTGCTGGAGCAATGACTGTTGACAATGGAACTATGAAGTTTGGTAAATCAGTTAATGGCTCTAATAGTGGAATTTATATTGGCGCAACTGGAGACTATATATATTCAGATGGAAAGTTTAGCCTAGGCTCTAATCGGGTAACTTGGGATGGTTCAGCCCTTACAATTGCTGGAAATATAAATGCAGCAGGCGGAACATTTACTGGAAATGTGGGAATTGGAACAGGATCAATATATGGTTCTTCTGGTTCATATACAATTTCAGGGGTAGTTGGAAATGGAACTAATGCAGTATTTACAACAACTACAGCACATGGATTTATAGCAAATACAACCAAAGTATTTATTAATGGATTAACAAATGCGGGATTCTACGGAATATATACTGTTACAGCAGTAACAACAAATACATTTACAGTTGCAAATACAACAAATGCTACTTTAACTGGACAAACAGGTATTGTTCAAAATATAACAAATGGTTTTGTTTTAAATAGTAATACTCTTAACTTTGGTAACTCTACATTTATTGATGCAGCGGGAGGTGGAGTTTTATATACCAGTTCTGCAAATATTGGTGGTTGGACAGTTGATAAATATAGAATTTCACATTTAAGGTCTGGTAAATATATTGGATTGTCAACAACAGATACATATGCTATATTTGCAGGTGGAACAGATTCTACAGGTACTTCAGCAGCATTTGGCGTAACACCAACGGGTGCTGTTACTGCAACAAATATGACAATTCTAGGCGGAAGTTTAGATATTGGATCAGCATCTCCAAATGGATTCCACGTAACATCTGGTGGTATTATGACTGCTGCGGGGGCTACTATTGATGGAACAATTACTGCAAGAGGTGGTTCATTTACTGGTAACGTACAATTAAATGGTGGATCTTTATATGCAGGAACAACACCAAATACTGGACCAAGTTTAACAATAAACTCCACAGGATTAGCAGCATTTTCATCAGGTTCAACAGTTACTACAGAAATTTTAACTACCCCACTCGGAACAACATCTGGAACTAGCACGACTCCAAGAAATAATATAATACCTCAACTTCCATCAGGATTTCCACAAATAGGATTCTTTACTCAAGCAGCATCTATAGGTGGATTTATTGTTGATTCAACAAGAATAATGAATTCAGCGGGAACTCTGGTATTAACCTCTGGAACAGCAGCAGGAGAAAGATTTGCAATAACAGATTCTCAAAATGTATATAAATTACAACTGTCAGTACCAAGTTTAGGAACAGATAATATAATTGCGGCAGGTGGATATACAGTTATTAATAATATAAACACATATACACCAACATTTAGGGTAACCGCAGCAGGAAAATTATATGCGACTGGTGCTGAGATTAGCGGTAACATTATTGCTAAAGGTTTCTTTATTGATCAAAACAATTATTGGAATACATCAACAGACGGACTTAGTATTACTGGAAATACATTTAATGTGGGAAGTTCAAATTCATTTATTAATGCTACAAGCACAGGGGTAGTAACATTACAATCAAGCTATACAAGATCAAATTCAACTGGTAACTCAGGAACTGGAGCTGATACAGCAATATCAGCAAACGTATCTTCTAAAATTGTTGTAGGTTCAAATCTTGTTTTACAAGGAATACCAACTTATGGTAATATGGACAACACAAATAATAATTCATCCACAACAACCCCATATCTAGGGGTAAGTGGTTTTGGAACATTGCCAAGACAAAGAATGGTTATTGAAGATCCAGTAACTGGTCAACTGGCATTAGGAATGGCTGTTTATTATGCCAATACAACATATCATAATTCCACACCAGGCGCAAGCTCTGGTGTCGTAGGAGATTTGTGGGTGCAATACTAAATGCCATTTTATATTAAAACATCAAATTCTGGCTGGTCAAAAGGAACAGGTTTTTTTGTTAAAACTTCACCAACTACATGGAAGCCAGTATTAAAAGCTTTTGTTAAAAATGTAACAGGTGGATGGTCTCAATTTTGGCCAAAAATTGGCCCTTCCTTAACAACTCCTTTGGGTATTACAACAAATCAAACACAATATCCTTCATCTGGAAATGCATACCCAAAACTAACTGGATATAATTATCATTGGAATTATAATGGGTCTTTAACTTTAAATTATAGTTTTCAAAAATCTAGCACTGCTAATGGTTCATATTCAAATGTTACAGGATCTGGCGGAACTGGTCCTATATCAAATCCTAGCCTAGCAACTTTTACAAATAGTCCAAGTGATTACACTGTTCAATATCCAGGAGATTTTGTTGCAAATCCAACATATTTTACATTTACTATTACTGCTACAGATAGTAATGGAGTAACAACAGAAACAAGTAATGTTCAAAATAATGGAAATGGTTATGTTGCTATATATGCTCCAACTACAACCATATCTGGCAACTATTGGCAATCAGGACCATATTTTTCAAATTCAAGTACAAATTATTATATAGGTACAGTATCAAATGCTTCATATACAAGAACTTATATCACAAGAAGTGATGGAACAGTTATGTTAAATGATACTACATTTAACTCTAAGGTTAAGACAAGTCTTGGACAAACTCCTACAGATAATCAAGGATCAGTATATCAAATTATTTTTGACAGCACAGATGTAGGTAAAACTTATAGTGCGTATACAATAGCTTATGATTTAAGTAATAATGGTACAAGCAGTGGAATAGCAACTATGTCAACAAGTGTTTTAGTGGCATTAACAATTTCTACACAGCCAACAACAACACTAACGGGGCAAGATGTAGCACCAGGTAATGGTTTGCAAGGAAATACAGGAACATTTTCTACAACCCCAGATGGCGTATTTTGGACATGGCAAATTTCAACAGACAATGTAAAATGGTATACAATGTATTCAGATACATCTTTTACACCAGTTTCCAGCGGTACAGATACTATACAAGGTCAAAACCATACATTAACAATTCCTTATTCTGTAAATTATTATACGACATCTTGGCAAACCGTATCCCCAATTGGAAAATATATTAGGTTTTATTCAAATGCTTATATAGGGTCAACATATGCAAATCAACCATCTAATTCTGGACTAGGACCAATACTTGATCCTACCCCGCAACCAATAGTTAGTCCAAGTATTAGTGCATCAACAGTTGGAAAAACAATTTATGGTAATATGGGGTCATGGAGTTTTCATCCAAGCAATTATAGTTATTATTGGAAATGGATGAATGGATCAACATTAACCCCATTGACAAATGGCGTTGGAACAGCAAGTGTAACAAATAAAATTATCAGTGGAACAACGGGAACTTTAACAACTTTATATCCAGGCGGATACAGAGTTGGGGGATCACTAACAGTATCTTCAGTAGATGGATTATTTAATGGTACTCAAACAATAACTGCTATATTTCAAAATATTATATCTTTTAATCTTACTGTACCAGCATATAGTTTGACAACTGCATACACTGCTAATACAAGCTATGTTTTGTATCAAGGTATTATATATCAATCTGTTATAAATATTCCAACTGCTGCTGCATACGCAGGTAATTCCTATTCTGCTGGCTCAAGTGTAACTTACAATGGATATAGATATTATGCATTAACAAGTGTACCAGCATATAGCAGCGTATACCCAGCCTCTTTAGATACTTCTATGTATCCTTCAGGAAATTCTTCATCAACTTCATATTGGAAATTTGTTAGTCCAACAGATACTTATTTTTTCACATCTTTAGATGGTACAAATACTTCAAGTAGTGGTGCTGTAGCAGGGCTATCTTATAATGAAGGTTTTCAACAAACGTCACCTGGAATATATCCTTTGTTTTTACCAAGCACGGATAATAATACTGGTATATCATTAGTTGGAAAAACTTTATATTTTATTGTACAAGCAACAAATTATTATACAATATCGTCTTATTCTGCAACAAAAACAATATACGGACTAGCATCGGCAACTTTAGGTTCAGTTACAAATGGAGATACAGTTGCATCAGTGCCATATACATTAACAAATGGTGGAGAATTAGATCTTTCAATATCACCTACTTCTAAAAACATAGTTTTTACAACCCCAGTATATGGAACCTCTGGAACAATTAGCATAACAGGGCTTACAGATGGAACAACATATACTTTAAGCGCAATACCATATAACCCAGATTTTTATGCTGGTACAACACAAACAGCTACTTTATTACCAGCATTGCCTTTACGTACAGTTACATTTTATGGGAATACAAATACTGGTGGAAGTACAACATCTCAAACTACAAATAGCCCATCGCCACTTAGGTTAAATGGATTTACAAAAACAGGATATTCATTTAATGGATGGAACACATCAGCTGACGGTACGGGCACTTCTTATTCGGATGGAGCAACATATAACTTTTTAACTGATTTATCTCTTTATGCACAATGGTCTATTATTCATGTATATCCATCAATTACAATGAGTAATAACACAGGCATAACTTCTTCTAGTGCTACAATTAACTGGACATCAACAAATCAATCTTATGCATATGTTAATTCAACCTATGCTGGCAATGTAACAAGTTATACTTTTACTGGTTTGTCAGCAAGTACTAATTATAGTGGAACTGTAACTGTTTATTCATCAAGTGGAGATTCAGCTTCTGCAAATTACAGTTTTACAACTTCGGCAGCATTAACTTCTCCAATTATATCAGGATCTTCAATAAGTCCATCATCTGGAACAGCGGGATCAACAACTTTTATAGCAATTGTTGGAACTGTAACGGGAAACCCTACTCCATCCATAAGCTATCAATGGCAATATTTTAGCAGTACTTCTTATACTTACGTAAATGTGTCAGGTGCAATATCAAGTACTTACACGCCACCTTCTAATTTTAACACCTTATACCCAAACCTTGGATTCTATTGTGCAATAACCGCAACAAATTCGCAAGGATCAGCAATTGATCGTCCCTCTGCAACATTAAGTAATCCTGCAGCTTCCGCCCCAACAGTAGTAAATGTATCTGGGGACAACTTATTAACAAAAGGTGGAACTTTTATATGGTCTGCAAATGGGTCTCCCGCCCCAACTTATAGAATAGTTATCGGATATAATGCAACCAATTCTGCTGGCCCATTTAGCACAAAATATGACAGCGGAATAGGATCAATACTAACATCAATTAGACCAGGGTATGATATATCTGGATATACATTTGTGGCGGGTTATTATAGATGTACTGTTATTGCAACCAATTCAGCTGGATCAGCAAATGGTTCGGTAGTAACATATATGAATTAAGGGGGATAAATGTTAAATGAATTAAGTAATCAAGAAAAAATAAATATATTGAATTTTAAATTATTTTTTTGGCTAGAAAGATTAAAAGAAAACAATGATTCTATAGATTTTTTAAATTCTTTAAAAGATGAAGTTAAAATTAATCAAAATGCAAAAAATATAGAAGATATAAATGCAAAAATATCGTTATATCAGCAAGAAATAGACAGATTGAATTAATAATGATATAATATGAAAGGAGGAAAAATGACAATTACACTATCTAAAGATGAAAAAACTCAAATTGTTGAGTCACATATAAAAAATTTAGCTGTTAATAAGTATAATATTACATTGAGCTTGCTGGAAGAAAATTCAAAAACTACTCCAGATCAAAATGCTATTTCAAATTATAATGAACAAAGCTCAAATATTGATAAGCAAATTACTGCACTTAATGCAGAGCTTGCCTCTATAACAGCAGAATAATAGAAAAGAGAAATAAATGGAAAAAGCAGAATTAATAATCACTGCTCTACAACAACGTATTGGTGAGCTTGTTTCAAATTATGAAACACAAATTGCGGTACTTAGAGCAGAATTAACACAATATGCACAACAAGCAGAAGACAAGCAGAAAGCAATAGATGAATATTCTCAAAGCCTTTCAGAAAAAACAACAACCACAAATAACTAAATCTTTTACACCAATTGTTCCCAGTGGATTAATAGCCTTAACAGAAAAAGGCTATTTCTACATTAAGGGTAAAAAAAGATTTAAGTTTATTTCTGAAAGAGCCATGTCTACATGGAATTTGCCAATTATAAATACTACAGAACAAAAATTGGCGGGAATTACCACAATGGGTACATTAGGTTTAAGAGATGGATCAGTAGTAAAAGATATCTCAGATAGTAAGATATACTTAATTAGCGATAATAAAAAAAGACATATTACTAATCCCGACGTGCTTCTTTGGATAAATTCTAGTATAATAGAGGTATCTCAAAAAGATATTCTTGTTCATGAAGATGGGGATCCACTGGATGAATAAAAAAGTTTTTTATATCTTGTAATGTACAAACCAGTAATGGATTGGAAAAAGCGGGATAGAAAAATAAGTCGTGAAGGTTACGTCTTAATTAAAGTCCCCGAACATCCTAAAGCATTTATGGGTTGGTATTACGAACATAGACTTATAATAGAAAAAGAAATAGGTCGGATAATTGATGGATGGGAAACTATTCATCATATCAATGAAGACAAGACAGATAATAGATTAATTAATCTATTTTTATGTTCAAGAGTTGAGCATAATAAAGCACACGTTGCTTGACAGAATATAATAATATACGCTACAATGAATTAAACCCTAGAAAGGGATTAGATGACTAATGATTTAAAGTGGATGATGGTATCGGATATTCATTTTCCCCGCCACGATCCAAGAAAAGTAGATTTATTCATGCAGGTTATGAAATGGTTTCAGCCAGATGCTGTAGATTTACTAGGAGATATTGATGATGCAGATAGCACATCAAGATGGTCTGCAGATTATCCTGCAGAATTTTCTATCCCTGTCAGCGACGGTGGAGTTACAGGTACAAGAGATTTCCTTAGCGACGTTAGAAACGTTGCGGGATCGGAAGCAGAAATTCACTTCCACGATGGTAATCACGGCTGGACAAGACATGGTGATTATCTAGCAAAGAAAGCTCCAGCATTCTTAGAATTCATTACACCAGATTCACTATATGAATATAAAAAGTATGGCATTAACTGGCACGAATACAATGAGCCTCCTGTTAAACGCTATGGTGATATGTATGGTCATCATGGTGAGTCCATTTCCAAGCACTCTGGAGAATCTGTACGTAATGATGTCAACAACTGGGGAGTATCCCTAGTCCGTGGACATTCTCATCGCATGGGAGCCTATTATCAAACATACAATATCACGGGGCAAGAACTTCGTGGATATGAAATTGGGCATCTTTGCGATGAAAGTAAAATGGATTATTCAATCCAAAAAAATTGGCAAGCAGGATTTGCAGTGGCACATGTTGTCAACGATTATCCACATATGCAGCTAATACAAATAACACAAGATTATACTTGTGTGGTGGACGGTAAAATTTTTACCGCATAAACAATAGGAGAAAAAAATGAAGATTAACCAAGCGTTAATTGAGTCATATGCACGTAACTTGCTCGGTCAAGTTATTGCAGCAGCAACAATCGTGTCTACAACAAGTCACGTTTCTATCATCAACTTTGGATCACATCAGTGGTCTTTGGTTGCAAACTCCCTATGGGGTTCATTAGTGCCAGTAATCTTGCGTTTTGTTAACAAGAAGGATCCAGCATTCGGTCTTGTAGCAGAGCAGGCAACTGATGCAGTTTCAGCAAAGTTAGGTCAGACTAAGTAACTCTTAGTTTTAAAACTTAATATGATGAAATGTAAAAGATGCAAAGGGCGAGTATTCGTAGATCGGGTTTATTCCCAGAACCTGCGTGTCGAATTGTTCTGCATCATATGTGGGAAAAGATGGATGGTCAAAAAGGATACGAATAGGTTTGCACAATGGGTCGCAAAACAAGAAGCAAAAGTTCAACACGATTACGGTATTTCTACCTAAACGGTAAACTGCATAAAGTTTTACGTCGTTCCCGTGCAGAAGATCTAGTAGTAGCTTGGGACTACCAATTAGGAAAGCGTGTTGCTTATAACTTGACTGATGTTGAGAAAAATAAGCAACATGCTTATCCTATATCAGAAGTTGTTAAAATCATTGGAAGACATGAAGATACAATAAAACAACATTTGTATAAAGGTAATATAAAAACTCCACAACAAGTTTATTCTCTTAATGGAAATAAAACCCCAGGAAAATATTATTGGAGTGAAGACGATGTACGTGAAATGCATGAATTTTTTAAAACAGTTCATAGAGGCAGGCCGAGAAAAGATGGCGAGACAACTCCAGGAAATATGCCTTCTAGAGCCGAGATAGAAGCTATAATGAAACAAGAAAACATTTTATATATTAAAAATGACGATGGGGCATTTGTCCCAGTTTGGAAACAACCTGAATGGTAGATCATAAGTTAAATAAAGAAGCAAAGCATGTGTTAGATCAATCACTAAAAGTTTTAGAATATGCTATGGAAATGGCTGTACAAAAAGACGATCTAGATGCTATGATAGGTATATCGGATAGGCTTATGATGCTATATCAGCATTTAGCAGATAAGAATGTTAAAAAGTTTAAGCCAGGCTTTGCATTAATTGAAAAGGAAAACAAAGAACATGACGAACCAGACGACAACTAAAGTTGAGTTATCGTTTACCCGCAATTTAGGTAATTATGAAAGCATTAAAATAAATATTGGTGTTGAAGATTCAAAGCGGGACAGTGAAAGTATTGACGATGCAACAAATAGAGTGTATGATTTTGTTGAAAAGAAGTTAATGGAAAAAGTTCAAGAAATAGAAGAAGAGTTAAAGGCAAATAGAAAATGACAAAAGATGAAGCAAAACTAGCGTATGGCTTGGTTTCGCTTTACTGTACTCTTTACAAAGAAACGTATAAGAAGCCTATAGTCATTAATAAATATCGTGAGAAGTGGGCTATGCAAGATGTTATTGATAGTGTAGGATATGACAGAGCAAAATTTTTACTTGAATATTATTTTAAAACAGCAAGATCTGGACACCCACTAACTTGGTTCTTTTATAATTTTGAGAAGTTAGATTTTTCTTTACAGCAAGAAGAAGAAGATAAGACCCGTCGGGAATTAATCAGAGCAAAGACCAAAACTATGGTTGAAGAAAGAGACAATGAACACTGAAGCAGCTTTAATTACAGCCGTATGTAATAATAAAGATATATCTACAGTAATGGCTGGTAATTTAGATGAGATCTTTACATCACACAGAGATGTGTGGGAAGGTCTTAAGTCTTATTATTTAAAGTTTAAAGCAGTTCCAGATACTTCAGTATTACAAGAAAAGTTTAAAGATTTTGAGCCTGAAAGTGTAAAGGGTGAAACAGCCTATTACCTAGATAATCTTAAGAATGAATATCTTTCTAGCAGAGTTAGAGATATACTTTTGGGTGCTGGAATTAGTCTTAAGTCTAATGCTTCATCTCGTGTTATTGCAGATATGCAAAAAGAACTTGCTAGTTTAAATAAACTAACAAACAATGTCAGAGATGTTGACCTTACTGATTTTAAACTTGCTGAGAAACATTTTGAGGCAGTTAAAAACCGTTCAGACCTTATGGGTGGAAGTCCAGGGATTATGACTGGCTTCAAGGCTATAGACTACGCATACCCTACTGGAATGGCTCCAGGACACCTTATAGTGATGATTGGTTGGCCAGGTAGGGGTAAGACATGGATGAGCTCTTATCTAGCCTGTAAAGCTTGGGAACAGGGTTTTAAGCCCATGATTATATCCCTTGAAATGACCCCAGAAAATATGAGAGATCGTATCTACACCATGCTTGGGTCGGGACTATTTAAGGCTTCAGATTTTGCAAGGGGTGCTATTGACATTAGTGCCTTTGATGATTGGGGAACTAAAAAGTTTGCTGATAAGAATCAGTTTATTTTAGTATCAAACGAAGGTTCAGGAGAAGTAACTCCTGCTACAGTACAGGCTAAAATTGATCAACATAAGCCTGATATTGTTATCTTAGATTATCATCAGTTATTTGCAGATAATCAGGGATCTAAAAATCCTACAGAACGTAATATGAATATTTCAAAGTCATTTAAAGCTTTGGCTATGAATAACAATATTCCAATTATTGATATTACCGCTGCAACTATGGATGATAGTACTTCTCAAGATGCCCCACCACTTATGTCACAAGTGGCATGGTCAAAGGCTATTGAGTATGATGCTGATATGGCTATGGCTGTTCATAGAACTCCAGACACCAATATTATTGAAGTTGTAAGCCGTAAAAATCGTCACGGTACAGACTTTGGCTTCTATCTAGATTGGGATTTAAATCGGGGAATTGTAAAAGAAATCTACGATAGTCCAATACAATAAACTATGTAATCATTCTCACGCTTGATATAATTATCAGGAAGAGATTGGCAGCCATGTACCCAAGAAAAATACATGACTTTTGGATGAACGGAATTATCAAAGATGATTCTATTTTTCAAAGCTCAAGAGAAACTTATGAAAGGCTTTTAGTCCAGCAAATGCGGGACAAAGGTTATGTTCCAGTACTTGACATGCAGCCACAGTTTAATGTAAAATATAATCAGGATAAAAATCACTATACGTTCAATCTAGTAATGTATGGTATGTATATAGGTAAAGCAAAAGCCAAGAAATATGAAGGCTTTTCAGGACAGAGCTTAATAGCCAAAGGATAAATATGTGGGATGCATACACTAAATCGGATCTCCGATCTATTTTGCTTGCTTGCAATATTGAAATTGTTTCAAATACAGGTACAGACTTTTTATGCTTATGTCCATTTCACTATAATACAGATTCACCAGCATTTGCAGTAAGTTATTCAAAAGGTCTTTATGTTTGCTATAATCAAAATTGTAATGCATCTGGAACGATATTAGAGCTTGTAAAAAAACTTACAAATAGAAATGATTTTGAAGCACTTAGATTTATATCAGCAAATAAAGTTACTGATGAAGAAGCATTTGAAGAAGGTTTAAAAGAATTACTTGATGATAAACCAGATTTTATAATGTTCCCAACTCAGACAGTTGAAGGTGCTCATCTTTTACTAATGTCTGGTGCATACGGAGCAAAAGATTATTTATTGTCAAGAAACATTAATGAAGAAGCAATGGAATATTTTCAATTAGGTTTTTCTTCTATTCAACAAATGACTATGGTTCCATTGCATTCCCCAGACGGTATGCTTGTAGGAGTTATTGGCAGATCAATACAAGGAAAATTATTTAAGAATAGTCCCAATCTTCCACGTAATAAAACTTTGTTTAACTTGCATAGAGCAAAAAGACAAGGTGGCACAATAATTGTAGTTGAATCTAGCTTTGATGCAATTCGTTTATGGCAGGCGGGATTTCCAAATGCTGTAGCCACTTTAGGTGGAAGTATATCTGATATCAATATACAAAACTTAAATAAATATGCATCTACTATTATTATTATGACTGACAATGACCCAGCAGGTAGAACGCTTGGTAAAACAATTGCTAGTAAATTAAAGAATAAAAATGTATTATGGGCTAAATATAACCATGATGTAATTTATCCACACCATGCAAAAGATGTGGGTGATATGACTGATGAAGAAATAAAGCAGTGTATAAAGAATGCAATTCCGCATTTTGAGTACGCTGTTATGTGATATAATAGATATACAGGGCATAGTATAGCCCCTTACACTTAGGAGAAATAAATGGGAATAGTAACAGGCTTAGCAGCAATGAATAAGCAAATGGAAAGACCAGTCTCGACTGGAGATACACAAAAAGGAAGATGGCTACAACTCAAAGATGGCCAATCATTAAAAGTAAGATTCATGCAAGAAATTGATCCAGACTCACCAACATATGTTGAAAAGGCTGGACTAGCTTTTATTGCAGTTGAACATACAAATCCAAAAGATTACAAGCGCAAGGCTTTATGCACAATTGAAGATCAAGGTCGTTGCTACGGGTGCGAAATGCATCGTCGTGATCCAAAGGCTGGTTGGAAGGGTCGCTCACGTTTTTATGCAAACGTTTTAGTAGACGATGGCAATGAAGATCCTTATGTAGCAATCTTTTCTCAAGGTGCTGGACCAAAGTCCGCAACACCTGAAATCATTAACTATGCTGGAGAGACAGGTAGCATTACAAACCTTAATTGGAAGTTAAAGCGTACTGGAGAAAAGACTGATACTAACTATAGTATTATTCCTCTTCCAACTGCTGATGCAAAGCCAATTGATTTTGATAAGTATGAATTGTTTGATCTTCAAAAGACAGCAGTTCGTGACGTTGCTTATGCGGAACAAGAAAACTTCTATCTCGGCATTACCTCTGATTCTCATGATTCAGAAGCATCATCAACATCATCTGCTGTTGAGTGGTAAAATAATTAATTAGTAGAAAAGATAAAAATGTCTGACTTTGTACATTTGCATGTCCATAGCCATTATTCTTTAATGGATGGTCTTAATACTCCTCATGAATTACTTGAGGCTGCAAAGAATCAAGGTCAGACATCTTTGTCTATTACAGACCACGGGTCATTAGCATCTCATAGAGATATGCAAATTGCTGCAAAAGAATTAGGAATGAAGCCAATACTTGGGCTAGAAGCTTATATCTCTTCAACAGATAGATTTGATAAACGTTCAGTTTCAAAACGTGAAGATAATACTTCTTTGTATAATCACATTATTCTTCTTGCAAAAAATGATGAAGGTCTAAAGAACTTGCAAAAACTTTCACAGATTGCTTGGACAGAAGGTTATTACCATAAACCAAGAATTGATATGGAAGTGCTTTGGGAGTTTGGTGACGGTATAATTGTTGTATCAGGCTGTATGAATGGTCTTATTTCTAAGGCAATAGAGCGTGGTGAAAAAGATAAAGCTGAAGAACTTGTAAAGCAATTTAAAAGTCGCTTTAAAGATGATTTCTATATTGAAGTCCAAGCTCATAATCCAGTTGAATTAAATAATTCTCTGCTTGAACTAGCAGATAAATTTGGGGTGAAACCAGTTGCTACAGGAGATTGTCATTTTGCAAAGAAAGAGGAGAGGGATTTGGAAGAACTCCTCCTTATCCTCTCAACTAAGCCAACGCAAAACAAAGAAGCAGATTATGCAAGTGGTCGTGCACGATCTAGTATTATTGACAGGTTTGATCATCTTTATCCCAATCGTCCTATTAGCTTCGCTGACATTAACGTTTATATTCAATCCTATTCTGAAATTAAGATGGATTTTGAAAAAGCGGGGATTACAAGAGAAGATATCTACTCATCATCAGTAGAAATTGCAAACAAAGTTGAATTATATGACTTTCATGAAAACCTTGATTTGCTTCCAGTACCAAAAAAGAATGCATTAAAAACATTAAAAGAAATGTGTAACAAGTCATTAGTAGAAAAAGGATTAGCAGATAATGACGTTTATAAAGAAAGAGTTCTTGAAGAACTTCAAGTTATTGAGGATAAAAACTTTGCTAGTTATTTTCTCGTTGTTGCTGATATGGTTAATTGGTCGAAACAGAATGAAATTCTTGTTGGACCAGGTAGAGGGTCAGCAGCAGGGTCGCTAGTATGTTATTTATTGGGTATTACAGATGTAGATCCAATTAAGTTTGATTTGTTGTTTTTTAGATTTATTAACCCAGAGCGTAATGACTTTCCTGATATTGATACAGACTTTATGGATCGTCGTCGTGGCGAAGTTAAAGAATATTTGCGTAAAAAGTTTAAGCATGTTGCTTCTATTTCAACATATCAATACTTTAAAGATAAAGGTGTGATACGTGACGTTGCACGTACATTTTTAGTTCCACTTGGAGAAGTAGATAAAGCACTTAAGGGTGTTGAAACTTTTGAAGAATACGAATCAAGTCCATCTACAGAAGAATTTAGAAAGAAGTATCCAGAAGTAACTAAATATGCTTCAATGTTGCGTGGCAAAATTCGTGGTAACGGAATGCATGCAGCTGGAGTTGTAGTTGCTAAAGATGATATTAGTAAGTATGTTCCAATTGAAACACGTAAAGATCCAAACGAGTCAGTATCTGGTCGCATACCAGTTGTTGCATATGACATGGAACAAACAGCAGATTTAGGTTTAATTAAGCTTGATGTGCTTGGATTAAAAACACTATCTGTTATTGATGATACTTTAAAAACAATTGAGCATATTAAAAAACAGAAAATAAATCTTAAAGAAATTAATTTTGATGATAAAAAAGTTTATGAAATGCTTTCAAATGGATTTACAAAAGGTGTATTTCAAGCTGAAGCAACACCGTATACAAACCTTTTGATGAAAATGGGTGTAGATAAGTTTGAAGATCTTGCAGCCTCAAATGCTTTGGTTCGTCCAGGTGCTATGAATACGGTAGGTGGCTCGTACATTAGACGTAAAAAAGGTGATGAGATGATTACATATGCTCACCCTATTATGCATGAGTTTACAGAGCGTACGTATGGCGTTATTATTTATCAAGAACAAGTTATGCAAGCTTGCGTATATTTAGGTGGTATGTCGTGGGCTGATGCTGATAAAGTTAGAAAGATTATTGGAAAGAAAAAGGATGCAAGTGAATTTGATGCCTACAAAGATCAATTTATTAAAGGAGCAAGTAATCATATTACTGAGGAAGATGCAGCAAAGCTTTGGCATGATTTTGAAGCACACGCTGGCTATTCTTTTAACAGGTCTCACGCTATTGCTTATTCTATGCTCTCTTACTATACAGCTTGGCTTAAGTATTATTACCCTCTTGAGTTTATGTTTGCGATCCTTAAAAATGAAAAAGACAAAGATGCCAGAACAGACTACTTGCTTGAGGCTAAGCGATTGGGAATTAAGGTACTACTACCCCATGTAAATGAATCTGAACTTGATTTTAGTATTCAAGGTAATTCAATAAGATTTGGATTGTCAAATATTAAATACATTTCAGACAATATTGGTAGTAAAATAACTGCTTTACGTCCATTTAAAACTTACGAAGATTTTACTGAAAAAGCAAAGCAAAAAGGCAGCGGTATCAATGCAAGAGCCATTGAATCCCTTAATATGATTGGTGCTGCTGCCTTCCCCGATAATCCAAGACAGGGCACAGAAAATGAAAATCTTTACGAGTATCTCGGAATACCTAAATTTGATACTGGAAGGCTAAGTCCTAAGATTAAATCACAGATTAATCCTTTATCTGAATTTCTTGAGTCTGGTTGTTTTGTTTTACTTGCTATGGTTAAGTCTATTAAAAAAGGCACGGGATGGTCAAGAGTTGAGCTTGTAGACGATACAGGGTCAGTAGGTATATTCCATTTAGAAAATACTCAGATTGAAACAGGAATGATGTATTTCTTTTTAGTTGGAGACAATCGCATCCACAAATATGTTACAATTAATGATGTGGTTGACAAAGTAGATGATCCTTTTGTACAATGGTTATATAGGGATAAATTAAAGATTGATAGCGGTAAAAGGTTAGTATTAGACTTTACCAATTATAAGACAAAGGCAAATAAAATGATGGCACACATTATCTTATCTGATTCAGAAAAGAATTTAGAAAGAGTAATTGCTTTCCCAAAAATTTACACTACAGCACTTGGTAAAATGAAGCCAGGAACTGTGTGTGATCCCGCAATATCCAGAATGGATGACGGAACTTTATTTGTAAAGGAGGTGACAATATGACAGACGAGACAACAGTTGCTCCAGATGTAACTACAGATACAGCTACAGATGCAACTCCAGATGCAGCACAGGAAAACAATGTAAACATTAGCATTGAACAAATTTGTGCAGCAATTCTTGCTACAGTAACTTCAGTAGAAGTTCCACTAGCAAATCTTCTTGAGAACTATAGTAATAAAGTTATTGCTATTAATCAAGATGATGCAACTAAAGCAGTAACATTTACTCTTACAGATGCTCCAGAGCCACAGGACATTCCAGCAGATGTTGCAGAAGATACAGAGACAGCTGAGTAAAATTGGCTATATCTTATATCTTAAAAGGAACGGAGAACGAGTATCTTTTGGTCATTAGAGCAGAAGATCAAAAAGCAATACAAAAGATCATAGACCATCTGTATTCCAGTAAAAATACTGAAATAAAAGAGGTAGCAACTGAATTAGAAAAGAGCTTAAACGAAGATGTTAACAGAAGAGATACTAGCAAAGTTAGATCCAAAAACAAGAGCAAGAGTTCAAATAGCAACAACGGTGGACGTAGAAAAACAAAAGACGCCTAGTATTGGCCTTAATATGGCTTTAAAGGGCGGACTTGGATATGGTCGCCAGGTACTTGTTTGGGGAAATAAGTCTGCTGGAAAATCTTCGTTTTGCTTGCAGATGATTGCAGATGCCCAAAAAAATGGTAAAACTTGTGCATGGATTGATGCAGAAGCTTCTTATTCTGCTGATTGGGCATCTAAATTAGGAGTAGATTCTGAAAAGTTAATCTATTCTCCTGCTAAAACTATTAATGATATGGTTGATGTTGCTACGCAACTCATGGATGCTGGTGTAGACTTAATTGTAGTAGATTCAATATCTGCTTTACTACCAGCCATTTACTTTGAAAAAGATAGTTCTGATCTTAAAAAGCTTGAGGATACAAAGCAAATTGGTGCAGAAGCAAAGGATATGACTCACGCAGTCAAAATGTTAAACTATGCCAACAAAAACACGCTATTGGTTCTCATTTCACAACAACGTAATCAATTTGGTAGCATGCATGCATCCCACATCCCAACTGGAGGAATGGCGGTTAAGTTCTTTTCTTCTACCGTTATCAAACTCTGGTCGTCGGAAGCTGAAGCGAATG